CCCCCGGTGCTGGAACGCCCGTTCATCCACGGCATATACGACTGCTACTCGTTGATCCGGGACTCCTATCGGTTCGACCCGTTCGGCTTCGTGCGCGAGCACTTCGGCCGCCCCTCCATCCTCCTGCCGGACTTCCCGCGCGACTTCGCGTGGTGGCACGACCGGGACGACGACGGCGGGCCGCGCGTCCCGCGGAACCTCTACGTGGACAACTTCACCGCTGCCGGCTTCCACCCCATCGACCGCGACGAGCTGCGGGCCGGCGACGTGATCCTCGCCCAGGTCCGCGCCGAGGTGGTCAACCACGGCGGGGTGTACCTCGGCAACGGGACCTGGGCGCACCACCTGCGCGGCCGGCTGTCCACGCGCGAGCCGGCGGGCCGCTGGGTCCACGAATACGGACGTTACTTCCTACGCTACGGGGCGCCATGACCCTTAGGCCTATATTGTTGTACGGCAAGCTCAAGGCCCGGTTCCCCGGGCCTTTTTCATTGGCGGTCGCGTCGGTCCAGGAAGCCGTGCGCGCCCTGTCGGCCAACCTGCCCGGCTTCCGCGCCGCGCTCGCCGAGGGGGCCTACCGGATCGTCGCCGGCCCGCGGAAGGGCGGCGAGGTGCTGACCGAGGACATGCTGGGCTTCCACCTCGCCCCCGGCCGACCGATCCACATCGTCCCCGTCGTCGGCGGGCGCAAGCGGGGCGGCCTCGGCAAGACCATCCTGGGCATCGCCCTGATCGGCGTGGCGACCATCGCTTCCAGCGGAACCTTCGGCGCCATCGCGGGCGCGTCCGGCATGTTCTCCGGGCTGTCCTGGGGCACGGTCGCGATCATGGGCGCGGCGCTGACCTTCGGCGGCATCGCGCAGATGCTCACCCCGGTCCCGAAGACCCCGAACATGGCCGGCTACGAGCGCCCCGAGGACCGCCCGTCGTTCCTGCTCGGCGGGCAGGTCAACACGACGCTGCAGGGCAATCCCATCCCCATCGTGGGCGGGCGCATGCTTATCGGCGGATTGGTGATCAGCGCCGGCATCTATACAGAGAAGATGCCGACCTGATGGCGCCGCCGGCCCGCATATCCGGCGCGAAGGGCGGAGGGTCCAAGGCCCCGGCGACCCCGCGGACCCCCGTGGAAAGTCCGAATACCCTAAGATCCAAGGCCACCGCCCGCATATTGGACGCGGTCGCCGAGGGCGAGTGCGTCGGGCTGGTGGACGGCGCTAAGTCGATCTACCTGGACCGCACGCCGCTCCAGAACGGCGACGGCAGCCTGAACTTTTCGGGCGTTACCTGGGAACAGCGCCACGGCACGCCGGACCAGGACTGGGTCCGGGGGTTCCCGGCCGTGGAAACCCCCCGCGCCGTCGGCGTCACGGTCCGCTCCGGGGCGGCCTTCCACGTCACGCGCCGGGTCAACAACCTGGAGGCCACCGCCGTCCGGGTCACGGTCGCCGTGCAGTCTATGTTCCGCCAGGACACCACCACGGGCGACACGCACGGCAGCCGGGTGGACTTCTTCATCCGCGTCCGCCGCGTCCCCGCCGGCGGCGGCACCCGCGACTATCCCCAGGCCATCGAGGGGAAAACGATGGGACCCTACCAGGAGTCCTATCGCATCGCGCTCGACGGCGAGGGGCCGTGGGACGTCACCGTCGGGCGGCTGACCCCGGACAGCAACGCCGCGACCGAGCAGAACACCCTTTCCTTCGACAGCTACACGGAGTTGGTCGACCTCGCCCTGACCTACCCGCGGACGGCGCTGGTAGGCGTCCACCTGGACGGCGAACTGTTCGGCGGCAGCATCCCCAGCCGCGCCTACGACTACAAGGGCTGGGTGGTCCGGGTCCCGACCAACTACGACGCCGCCAACCGGCTCTACCTCAGCGCCTTCTGGGACGGCACGTTCAAGAGAAGCTGGACCGACGACCCGGCGTGGCTCTACTACCACCTGCTGACCCACCCGAGCGGCGCCGGGCTCGCCGACTCCCAGGTGGACAAGTGGGCGCTCTACGAGATATCGCGCTACGCCTCCGAGCGGGTGCCGGACGGCTTCGGCGGGTTCGAGCCCCGGTTCTCGGCGAACTTCGTCCTCTCGACCCGGACCGAGGCCTACGGCGTCATCAACGCGCTGGCCAGCTCCATGCGCGCGATGACCTACTGGTCGGCCGGCGCCGTCAGCATCGTCGCCGACATGCCGCGCGACCCCGAGGTGCTGGTCTCGCAGGCCGACACCATCGACGGCTTCGAATACACTGGCGCTAGCCTTAAGGCTAGGCATACGGTAGCCCTTGTGAGTTACCTCGATAGAGAGAATATGTACGAGACCGCCATCGAGACCGTCGAGGATGGCCCCGGCATCGAGCGGTACGGCTGGAACTCGGTCGAAATCAACGCCTTCGCCTGCACGTCGCGCGGGCAGGCCCACCGTCTGGGCCTCTGGACGCTCGATACGGAGCGGACCCAGTCCGAGGGCCTGGGCTACAAGTGCAGCGTCAACCACCTCAACGTCCAGCCGGGCGCCGTCGCCGCGGTCGCCGACCCGGACTACGCCAACCTGCGCTCGGGCGGCAAGGTCGTCGACGCCACCTTCACGACCGTGCGCCTGGACGCCCCCGTGGCGGTCGAGGCGGGCCACGCCTACAAGGTCATGGTCACCTTGCCGAGCGGCGCGGTCGAGACCCGGAACGTGACCAGCGGGCCGGGCACCCACGCCTCGCTCGCCGTCACGCCGCCGTTCTCGGTGCCGCCGCACCCGGAGTCGGCCTGGATCGTCACCTCGACGTTCCTGGCGCCGAGGCAATTCAAGATCCTCGGCATTACGGAAGACTCCCCCCTGGAGTTCAACGTCGCCGCGATCCTGCACGACCCGACGAAATACGCGAGGGTCGAGCAGGGCATACAGTTCGAGCGCCCGCCGTTCACCCGCCTGCCCAACCCCGGCGTGGTCGCCCCGCCCGCCGACGTCGCGGTCAGCCGGGAGTACATCGGCACCCCGACCGGCTTCACCGACGCCCTCCAGGTCTCCTGGACCGCCAGCCCCGACGCCTACCTGCGCGGCTACGTCGTGCGCTGGCAGAAGAACCTCGGCCCGTGGCAGGCGCTGCCCGAGGCACCCGGCACCAGCGCCACCATCTACGGCGAGGGGCCGGGCAGCTACGTCTTCCACGTCCACGCCGTCAACTTCGCCGGGACGCAGTCGCCGCCCGCGATCCTCCGGGTGGACATCCTCAACGAGTCCCCCATCACCCTGCTGCGCCCGAGCGGGCTGGAGCTGGAGGGGCAGGGCGCCGACACCGTGTTCCAGGGCCGCGACCCGGTGTTCAGTTGGCGCGCGACGGCGATCCGCGGGGCCTACCCGCTGGGCCAGGAACCGGCGGCCGGCGCGGGCTTCCTCGACGCGATCTTCCGCGACTTCGAGGTGCGGGTCCTCGACGCGGCCAACCGGCTCGTCTTCACGGACCACACGACCGAGATGCGCTATGCGTTCAGTTTCGAAAAGAACGCGAAGACGCTGGGCGGGCCGCACCGGGCCTTCAAGTTCGTCGTGCTGATGCGCGACAAGTGGGGCAATTTCTCCCGCCCCGCCGAGCTGGAGGTGTCCAACCCGGCCCCGGCGCAGCCCACCAACCTCGCCGTGCTGCCCGGCGTCGGCAGCATCTTCGTGAAGTACGACCGCCCGGCCGACCTGGACTACGCGGGGACCCTGGTGTGGGTGGGCGAGACCACGAACTTCGCGCCCGGCCCGGCCAACCTCGTCTATGAGGGCGACAGCACCTTCGCCTCCGCCCCCGCCCAGCCCAACAGCGTCCGCTTCGTCCGCGTCGCGGCTTACGACAGCTTCGGAAAGACCGGCCTCAACGTCTCCGCCGAGATCCGCGTCGTCATCGGCGGCGTCAGCGATCCCGACTTCCTGCCCCCCGCGGTGCCCACCGGCCTGCGGCTTTCCACCTCCGCCGCCCAGGCGCCCGACGGCACCTGGACCTACCGCCTGCGCGCCGAGTGGGACGAGAGCGCCGACGGCGACTTCGTCTTCTTCAAGGTGGCGATCAGCGAGAACAACGGCAACTTCGTCTTCTTCACCGCCCCCGAGGGGCGGCAGGAGTGGGCGGTCCAGGCGGGCTCCACCTACACCGTCAAGCTGGCCGCGGTGGACAGCAGCTCCAACGCCTCGGTCTACTCCGCCGAGCAGCGCATCACCATCACCGGCCTGGGCAACGGACCGGCCGACCCGACCGCGCTGACCATCATCAGCAGCATGCGGACCGTGTGGCTCCAGTGGCCCCAGCACCCCGCCCCCGACTTCGGGTACATGGAGATCTGGGAAGGCACGGAGAACGACCGGACGACCGCCGTCCACCTGCACAACGCCACCGGGACGACCTTCCCGCGCGACGGGCTGGCGGGCGGGCAGGTCCGGTACTACTGGATACGGGCGGTCAACCGCTCGCGGATCGCGTCCCCCGGGTTCTTCCCGACCTCGCCGTTCGACGGGGTCCGCGCCGAGGTCGGCAAGCTCACCGAGAACGACTTCCCGCTGCTGGTCGTGAAGGACGCCTTCATCGACGAGATCGACGCCAGGAAGATCCGCGCCGGGTCCGTCATCTCCGGCGAGGTCCGCGTCGAGGGCACGGGCCTGGACCTCAAGGGCCTGACCGAGGCCAACGGCGGCGATCCGGCGGCGGCGATCAACACCGGCTCGACCCTGCTCCAGCCCGGCAAGGTCGTGATCTCGGGCGGCACCACGCTGGCCGACTGGCGCCACGCCGGGGACCAGACCCGCATCGACGGGGGCAACCTCGCCGCCAACAGCGTGAGGGCCAACCATCTCGCCATCGGCAACCGCAACGTCGAGTTCACCGGGCTCGCCTTCACCGCCGTGAAGGAAACCAGTACCGCGACCTGGACCTCCGGCAGCATCGACTACGTCGGCGACGCCGGCGCCGTGGTGAACGAGGCCGTGGCCGCCGGCAGCGCCCAGTGGACCGGCTCGGTCCTCTACCTGTACTGGAAGCGCGGCCAGGGCAACCTCGCGGCCACCGCCGCCGCGTCGATCCACGCCGACCCGGACGCCATCGTGCTCGGCAGCTACACCGGCGAGGCCCGGCTGTTCGTCAACTACGGCCAGACGGTCATCGACGGCACGTCGATCCGGGCCAACACGGTCAGCGCCGACCGGCTCCAGGCCAACTCCATCACGGCGCGCGAGCTGTCCGCCGGCACGCTCATCACGTCGAACGCGCAGATCGGGCAGGCGGTGGTCAACGAGGCCAACATCGTCAGCTCGGCCACGCTCGACGCCTACATCCGGAACCTGTCCGCCGACAAGATCCGCGGCGGGGCGATCACCGGGCAGTACCTCCAGGTCGGCGGCAACCTGCCGGGCCGGGAGCCCCACATCGGGGCAATCTTCATCGAGGGTCGGAACGGCAACGCCAACATCAGCTTCTTCGACCGCGGCGAGAAGGTCCGCGTCCACATCGGCCAGTGGGGCAACGGCAGCGGGGACCGGGCGCTCGACGGCCTCTACGTGCGCGACGTCAACGGCAACGACATCCTGACCGCCAACGGCCTGGGCGTCGCCATCGTCGGCACCGGCAACATCGGCCCGAGCGCCGTGACCGGGATGGCCGTCTCCGAGGTTCCCTCCGTGGGCATCGCCGTCACCACGCCCGGCGCCGCGGTCGTGTGCACCGCGCATTGCCGCTGGCCCAACACGGCCGACGCCGGCTTCGCCACGGGCATGAACTTCCGGCTGGCGTACCGCATCAACGGCGTCCACCTCGATGCCCGCCTGATCAACATCGTCTCCGTCGGCGGCACGGTGACCGCCTTCACCGTCGCCATGCTGGTCCGCAACCCACCCGTGGGACCCGTCGAGTTCCGGATGGAGCTGGGCGGCGGAACCAACTGGGCCTACGTCGGGACCAACATCACCGCCTCCCTGGTCGCGCAGGAGTTCAAGAAATAGCCATGGACGGAACCCACTTCACGGTCTACCGCCTGGACACCGGCGAGGTCGTCAGCGTCCAGGCCATGGCGTTCGCGCCCGAGCACCGCCAACTGTACCTCGACGCCGCGCTGGTCCCCTGGGGCGGCGACGCGCACGGCATCCTGGAAGCCTACGCCGACCCGGCCCGGCACTACGTCGCCGTGCTGGGCGGCGTGCCCCGCGTCGAGGACCGCCCGGACCTCGTCGTCTCCCTGGACACG